CTCGTAGAAAGTGTGCATATATCTCCCGTTTTGATGCTGAAAAACTAATAATTGAGTGGGTTGATAAGGGAGCCTCCTTTGAAATTAATGAATATGATGGGTATGAGTCTGTTCACATAATTGGTAATCGTGAATATATGAAAGCCTAAAGGAGAATAGAAATGAAAGCACTATCAGCATTCGAGCAAGTCGAGCTGCAACTGGAAATTGCAGAACTCAAAGAAGAGTGCGCTCGCCTGCGAGCAGTATATTGGCTAGTTCGCAGATTGATGCGCTACAACGAAATTGATAAAGGGAAAACAGTTACCGCAATAGGTAGACTCCGGGATGCTGTTGATAGTGTAATGTCCCTTGATAGTAGACGAGAGGATTTATAATAATGGACATAAGACTAAGTCATTCAGCGTTAGATACTTTCCTCACCTGTGAGAGAATGTTCCAGTTGGATAGACTATTAGAGGGCGCGCCTGATAAGCAGGATTACCCTGCAACAATATTCGGCAAGGCCTATGGAGAAGGAGTATCTACATACCTTCTAACACAAGACCCTATTGCTTCCCTATTTGCTGGATGGAAGGCATACTATCCTATCCTAGAGGATGACAAAAGGACAGAAGAAATCCTATTGAACCTTCTCCTAGTATCCTTCCCTAAATTGGATGACCTTCTAATGGACTGGGAGGTTGCGGTTTTTCAAAAGAAGCCAGCTGTTGAGCTATCTTTTCGCTTGAATAACCTAGGAACTAATGAGAAGCATAATATCTACTTCGTTGGATATGTAGATGTTGTACTTAAAAACAGATGGAGTGGAAGATATGCTATCCTAGAGAACAAGACTACTGGATTAGGCTTGCATGATATTGACCCACTGTATAAGAATAGTGGGCAAGCTCTAGGATACTCTATTGTCCTTGACCAGATAGCTGGACAGGAAAGCTCCGAGTATGATGTTATCTATCTAGTAGGACAGATAGGGACTAGAAGTGAGACCGCCAAATTTTCCCCTACTATTCATGTAAAGACATATCCTAAAACCTTGCAGGATAGATTGAACTGGTTTATCTCTTTAGGTATGGATGTATCTAGGCTAGAACAGATGCTAGAGTTGCAGGTATTCCCACTGCGAGGAAAGAGTTGTCTACAGTATATGCGCCCCTGTAAGCACTTCGGAGTATGTACCTTGCAGGCATTAGACAGATATAAAACTATTCCAGAGGATACTATAGAATACCAGTTTATATATTCTCTTCCGCAGCTAATTGAATCTCACTTAGAAAGGAGCTAATACAAATGAGAGAAGTTACATTTCTATTGAAGAAACATAAACTAGGCCACGCTGTAGATAATCAGCCGGTAACACTGGATAAGAGAAAGTTAGTAGAACTTCTAACAGAAGCAGTGAAACTAGGAGCTAATAAAGACGTAATGAAAATAGCATACAAGGAGAAATAAAATGACTTCAGTCAATTCAATCAATGACATACAGTTCATCCCAGATGAAAGACAGAAACAGTATGGACACTACACCGATGTAGCCAGTACCTCGCAGGCTCTTAAAGAAGTTATCTGCGTAGGAGAAAACTATTTCGAGTTACCCTTCTACGCAAAGGAATCCCTAGATATGATAGCTTCCAAGGTAGCTAGGATTGTTAATGGAGATTGGAAACACAAGGATAGCTGGAAGGATATTGCAGGATACGCCCAGCTTGTATTAGATATCTTAGAAGATTAAAGAGAGGAAGAGAAGAAATGAACCTCGCCGACCTTGCTAAGAAAATTACTACAAAGCAACCTAATCATTCCATCCTTCTATATGGCCAGCCAAAGACTGGTAAGACCCAGTTAGTAGCAACAGCAGCTAGGATTCCTGAGATTAACAGAATCTTCTGGTTTGACCTAGAGAATGGAGCAGAGACTCTTCTGCATATGGGCTTAACAGAAGCAGAGCTAGGGAAGGTAACTCTTATCTCTATCCCAGATACTAGGGAATCTCCTAGAGGGGCAGAGACTATGCTTAAGGCTCTTACTACAAAGACCCCAGTCCTTATCTGTGATACTCATGGTAAGGTAGGGTGTGCAGAGTGCGCCAAGAGTGGGGCTTCTACTGTATCTTTTTGCCCATCTCAACTAACTCATAATGATTTGGTTGTGATTGACAGTGGTTCGCAGCTAGGAGATTCTGCCCTAGCCCTGGCCTGTGCAGGGAAGCCAGTAGAATATAAGCCGGGATGGGCTGAGCATGGACTACAAGTTAAGTGGCTCGGAGATATATGCTCTACAATTCAAGCTGCTTACTATACAAATTTCGTGGTAATCACTCACGTCATTCCTATTGAAGAAGATCTTAATGGAGTAAAGAGGGACAAACTATATCCCCTAATAGGAACCAAGGCTTTCTGTCAGAAGGTATCCAAGTACTTCGGAACAGTAATATACGCAGAGATTAAGCTGGGAAAACATGCAGCAGGCTCCTCCTCGACCTATAAGGGAGAAGCTATTACAGGCTCTAGGGTGAACGCAAAGATAGAGGCTTCTAAAGAGCTATCAATGCGGGCTATCCTTGTAGAAGGGGGCATCCTTTCCCCTGCTCTTACGAGCAAATAGAGGAAATCATAGTAACTTAACTTAACTTAAAGGAAATACAATCATGAATAACGCAAACCAAACTCTTCTGAACCTCGACGATATGCTCAATGAAACACTGGACAACGTGCCGGACGCTCCTGACTTTAGCAACCCGCCCGCTGGTGAATATACTATCAGCGTGAAGGATGCTAAAGTTGAGTCGTACAAGCCCAAAGCCGGAGGGGACGCGCGCCGTGTCCGTATTACATACACGGTAGCAGAAACTAAGTCTGTTGCAGATAATGGACAGCCGGTTCCTGATGGCAGTATGTTCAGTGAAACCTTCATGGCAACAGAGCAGGGCATGAGCTATTTCAAAGCTCGTGTCAAGGGTATTCTGAATGTCAGTGACTTGGCAGGAGTAACCCTTGGAGATATGCTCTCTTCCATTAAAGGGGCTATCTTCGATGCTCGTATCACTATCAAGAAGACTCCTAATCCTGCTGGTGGCGAATATGAGAACGTTCAGATTCGCGTTATTCCTCCTAAGGCATAACACTCCAAGGACTAGGATTCAAGGAGTAGAGTAACCCGGCAGTCCCCTCAAGTGTAACAAGTGTAATAGTAAGTAAGAGGGGATTGCCTGTTTTACTTTCCCACTGCTGTAAATTATAACAGGAGATTATAACATGCACTACTATATTTATATTCTGAAGAAAGAATTAAAAGAAATATGGAGAGATAATTCCTATGCAATAAAGCTAGTCTTATCCATCTATATACTTCTATCTATAGCAGCTATCTTCCTCCCATTCTAAAATGTCATACACAGACCCAACTATACTACCTCCAGATTACGCAAGGGACATTCTAGTAAAGTGTCCTATCTGTGGTAATGTCCACGTAAGCCCCGCCGATTCCATATACTGTTCCAATCACCAACAGGAGATTAAAGCATGTCCAGCTACAATTTCTACGAATACCCAGAAGACCCTGACTACCCAGAAGATAGTGACAGTAGGGGAGAGGTAAGATACAAGTACTGTAAGAAGTCCGGGCTAGTATGGGAAAAGGATAATGGGACATGGATGCTAGTACACTGGAAAACGGGCGAGGTTCATAAGTGTAAGAGCAAGGCCACGGCAATTGAATTAGATTTATCCAAGGCTATCTAACTCCCTAGCTAGCAGAATAATAACAGAGGCATACCGATATGAGAATTCTAGTAAACTATTCCCCACAAGAGCAGAACTATCTATCAGTTCTACAGTTCTTCTTAAAGAGGGCGGGGTATGAAGCAATAGCCACGTCAGCTACCATGACTATTGGAGCATTGATAGAGAAGGCGCAGCATACAAAGTGCGAGGGTATCTTTTTAATTAACCAACTAACACTAGAGAATTGTGTACCGGGAACTAAGCCTTCACTAGATGACTGGAGGGGGTCAAGGCTGAACTTCTCTGTTCCTACTATTGTCGGTAATTCTCTAGCCCAGACACAGACTGTTCCTTATGGGTCGTGGGTCTTGCAGAGAGACCTCGCCAAATTTCGTCTACTATCACAGCCAATGCCAGAGTTTAGTTTCACTGTACTGGATTCAGTGGACAAATTCTTTGATGCTTTTAATATATTAAATAAAGCGGAGGTACTAGCTTATGACATTGAGACAAAGACACTCCCAAGCAACTCGCCTGAAGCCGTGGGTAATACTATTATTACTTGTTGCTCTTGGACAGCTATTCTTAATGATGGCTCTTTATCTACCTTTGTACTTCCTTTGGTGGATTTCTTGCAAGACCACTGGCATTCTGATAAAGACTATAGTAGAGCACTCCAATTCCTCCAAGAAGTCAACAGGCTTGATATACCAAAAGTAATGCACAATGGCATGTATGACGCCACGCATTCTATAGTCTATAACGCTGAACCTAATAACTGGGTGTTAGATACAATGGCTATGATGCACTCAGAATTCTCCGAGTTACCTAAGACTTTAGATTATGTAGCCTCTCTATATCTTCCAGACTATTGTCAGTGGAAAGCAGAATCTCAACTAGCCTCTAAGACTGGGGATATAAACAGGTACTGGGCATACAACGCAAAGGACACCTGGACTACTGCAAGACTGTGCCTATACTTTCTGTGGAACCTGCCAGCCTATGCAAAGAAGAACTACCAAGAACAGTTCAAACTTGTATATCCTTGCCTATATGCTAACTTCGAGGGATTCCTTATCAACCAAGATAAGAGGCTTTCCTTGAGGAAGCAGGAAGAAGATAGACTGGACAGGAACTTAGTTAAACTAAGAACCCTAGTAGCTGACCCTAACTTCAATCCATCCTCGCCCCCTCAAGTAGCTAAGTATGTATATGATGTCCTAGGAGCAGTTGACCCTCGCATAGGAAAGAAGAGAACTAAAGAGGGAACTAAAGTAAGAAAGACTAAGGGGACAGATGCGAAGAACCTCGCAGCAGTAGGGGAACAGCATCCAATACTTCTACGAGTAACTGGAGCTATCACAGAGTATAGAGGAGCGAGGAAGGCTATCTCTACCTACATGGACTTCTTGCAATATAATGGCAGACTACTATGGAACCTCAACCCCTTTGGAACAGAATCTGGAAGGATGGCCTGTAATTCCTCGTCCTTCTGGTGTGGAACGCAGGTACAGAATATTCCATTCTATGCAAAGGATATGCTAGAAGCTGACGAAGGATTTGAACTAGCTGAGGTAGATAATAGCCAGAGTGAGGCTAGATGCACAGCGTACTTAGCCCAAGACTTGAAGCTAATAGCTGCATTGGAAGCAGATGGAGTTGATTTCTATACCTCCCTAGGAACCTTGTTCTTTGGCATCCCTTATAACCTAGTAAGTAAAGACTTNCGTAATAANGTTCTAAAGAAGATTGTGCATGGTACTAACTACATGATGGGAGCTGCGACCTTTGTAGAGAATGCAGGGGCGCAGAATCTAATAGAAGCTGCACCTAACCTAGGAGTTCGTATCAGCCTATCTAAGACTCCTGAGGAGGGAAGTATCTCCCTAAAGCAATTTGCGCAGATGCTACTGGATTCCTACCACGTCCCCTTTAATAGAGTAAGACAGTGGTATATAGAAGTAAGGAATGAGATAGCATCCACCCACATGCTGAAAAGCCCACTAGGGCATGTAAGATATTTCTTTGGCAACGTGGAGAAGAGTCATCAGGCATTCAATTCAGCCGTAGCTCACGCCCCCCAGAACCTATCGGTTAGCATCCTTAATAAGGGATTATGGAGGGTTTGGGGGCTTGTTAAAAAGCATCACGGAAAGCTACGCTTGAAAGCTCAAGTGCATGATTCGGTATTATTCCAATATGCAAAGGACGAGCCGGGGATTAGGGAAGAAGTTTTGCAATCCCTAGACAACCCAGTTATAGTTCACAACCGTACCTTGAGAATCCCACTAGATATTAAAGTAGGTAACTCTTGGGGTGATATGAACAAACTACCTAGGAGCTAACATGGACAATCAGATGCTGAAATATAAAATACAAGATAGACTGGATATTCTCCTAGAGTATGTTAAAACTTCTGACCCATACTTCCTCGAAAGTAGAGCTAGAATACATACTTTACTAGAAGAAGTCAGTCACTTAGTTAGAGGGTTGGAGAATACTAAAGTAGGAGAATAGTAGATGGACTATTTCGAGGAGTATTTCTCCTACGTCGGAGAATCAGAAGCTCCTAGATGTTTCCATAGGTGGTGTGCAATAGCTACTCTTTCAGCTACAATAGGAAGAAATGTATTCCTACCCTTTGGGCATAAACCTATTTACCTTAATCAATATATTCTATTGATGGGGGCGCCGGGTACTAGGAAAAGTTCGGCCATAGGTATTGCAAAGAGGGTACTAGAGAAGTCTGGATATAAGAACTTTGCCAAAGATAGAACCTCGAAGGAAAGATTCTTCTTGGATATGGCGAGGAATTTGGATGCTGACTTTGACCTAGACCTAGAAGCTGTGGAAGCTCTAGTATTGGATGCACCTTCAGAGACTATGATAGCTAATGGGGAGTTCCTAGACTTTATAGGACAGGGAGATATGGACTTCCTTACAGCACTCACTAACCTATGGGATAACTTAGACAAGTATGAGCACCCTAAATTACACGGCAGAAGTGTAGTAATAGATAAGCCGACCCTTAATATACTAGGAGGTGCAACAGTAAAAGGACTTGGGATGGCTATACCACCAGAGGCATTAGGAACCGGGATACTTTCAAGACTCTTACTAATCTATGCAGAAATGACAGATAAGAAGATTACCTTCCCCGCCCCTGTAGCAGAAGATGCCTCTGATAATATAGTGGAAACACTGAAGAAAATAAAGACAGACTTAAAGGGAGCTATAACTAGAACCAAAGAAGCTGATAA